CAGTACGCTTTGAGTGGTTATATTCGGACTGCTGTTTCTTCGACATCTTGTCATAAGGAACAAATTTCATGTGTGTACCTCCTACTGGTCGTTCAGGATTGTTTAAAAAAATACAGGTCTCCAAAAAATATAAGCCTGCAAAATTATGACGCAGAAAAAGCCAGCAAACCGCATCCTGTAAATCTGGCAGACCAACCACCGCTGTATCGGCAGTCAGTCTTTACCGCTCTGTAAGGTTGAATACAGCAGAGCCTTCGGCGGACGGTTTAAAAAAATAATGCCAGTAAACCGCAGGTATGTAAAACTGGCTTGCTTGCTTCTTTGTGTCGGCAACCATGCTGGCAACCGCTCACCTACCGCCATACTTCGGCACAAGCTTTTCAGTACTTATCTGATTTTCGATGTTGTATGGCTCTCTATCAGTACTCGGTTTCCTTTAATGCACACCGCATGGATAAAAGTTCGCTTTCGCTATGAAACCCCATGCGGTATGACGTGCTGATCTCGCCACAGCCATGATTAGTTTCAAAGTTGCCTTTTAGTCCCACCAGTCCGGGTCTTCCGGTGTTGGCGTTTCATGAATGTGATTATTCCAGGAATACAGCTCAACATTAACAACTGTTTGCCCATCTCCACTTGGGCCTGATGATGGTTCTGCGGAGAAATCATTTCCACAGCAAAGGGCTTGAGTTATTTTATCGGTTGTCCCATGATACATGATTCTAAATGTACTTTGCTTAAAGTAACAATTTCGTATAACAACTCTTGAGATTGACCCCGGATTGTTACTGCCTGCATTATTATGATATGTTACTATCCCTGCGGTAATTCCTGCACTGTCAGTATGCATAATATCAAAATAACAATTTTCAATTAGTATATCGCCAAATTTTCCAAGGCCACCGCCAATAACTTTCTTTGATCTCCACGGTGATTCATCACCAGTTTCACCGCTATTTATTGCAATTCCAGAGTTCCAGTTATACAACTTCATTTGGCAACCTCTCCATATAACATGATACGGAGTACCATTGCCACCATTTTCATCATGTACAGCGTAACGGCAGTATGCAGCTTCCAAATTTAAGTTTTCTACAGTGCATGATCCTGAAACATTAAAAGGAGAGAAATATCTGCGAACAGTTGGATTACCGCCAACACGAATATATTTGCATTCGACAAAAGCGCCGCTGTCAAAAACAAGATGAATCCCGTTCTTAAGTTCGATTCCACGGTCGCTTGCTGTGAATGTATGACTTTCCATGTATTCTGATCCGTATTCATCAAGGATGTCATACGTTCCCGGTCTGACAATCACCTTTACATTTTCAAGAAGAATAGCTGCGGCTATTGCATCCTTCAGTTTCGTATAATCCCCACCGCCGTTTTTATCAACAATAAAAACGGTCTGCAAACCTTCAAGGTGCTTTGCCTTGTAATATGTGTTTGTCTTTGAAGAATTGTAAAAATCAAGGCTTGTTGTCATCACCTGTGTTCCGACCGAAGCGTTTTCAATGGACAGGTAGATTGTTCCGTCTTTTGTCGCTGTAAATGTCTTTGTTGTGTCTGAAGTGTCATCAGATAGTGCCACTTTTGTTCCGTCATCATATACAACTGTGCAGAAATAGATATACAGGTTCTTTAGATAATAGGTAACCCCTTCCTTGATTCGCAGCGGAGAAACAATATAGCAGTATTCATTATCAACTGCGATTTTGCTGTTGTGACTGTACACCTTGTTCGCTGTGAGCATTCCCAAATCTGTCATATTAAAGTACGAATAAACCATCTGATCGAAATTTTCTTCAAGATATGACAGACTTTCCTCCGTCCCGTTTGCTCTCTTCGCAAGTGACAGTAAATCATGCCCCATCATATTGCCGGTATCTGCCTTGATCGAAACGCTATACTCTACGTCACTTTCAGCGGAACTGATAACCAGTTGAAACGCAAGTGCCTTATATGCGTTTGGTGCATCAATTTCAAACGCAGTTTCTTCGTTGGAATAAAAGGTTGTAATCACATCTTCCGTGTTGTCTGATTTTATGCCGTATACTGCCAGCCTTGTAAACTTTGTGCCTGTGTATCCGTTGAAAATCAAGACAATCCTTTTCCCGGATGCAATACTTATACTTTCTGTTTCATTCAACGTTGTATAGCTGTTTGTTCCATACTTCGGATTAAAATACAGATATCCGTCCAGTCTGTGATTTACATCATTTTTTAGATTCTGTATTTCATTTTCGTCTTTTTCAATACGCAAAGACATAAGATTCCCATAATAGGAATGATATCCCGGTGCGTTTGTTTTGTTGTTATTGATTACAAGTTTTACTTCTCCGGTTTCTGCAGTAATAATTTTCCCTGTAATCAAGTCTGTGCTTGATTCTCTCCGTGTTACTTTATTTTCACTGTCAAGGAATGCCCATAACCGACCATTTGAACCACCTTTGCCATTGATTGTAAACACATCGCCCGGAGCACAATCTATAATTGTTGCCTGAAAATTGTTGCTTGATTGCGGTGTGTTTCCAACTGATCCGACATCTTTGTTCAGATAATATGTATTGTCAACCGTATATGGTATCGACTCGTTCCCGGTTATCTGACGCATCGCGCTCTTTACATCAGATAGCTCGCCGCCCAGGTTAACCGCAACAACGTCCCCGGAGGCCCAGCTGCCGGCAGCGTGCGCCTTCGTGAAACGGTACAGGCCGCCGTTGTATGTGACATACTGCCCGGCAGTGTATGCCGTGCTGGAGGAGAACGCCGGGGCCAGCTTCGTCCACAGGCTGGAATAATCCGCCGGGATGCTCGCCACGGCGGTGTCGATGGCGTCGATCAGGTCCTGGATGGAGCTGACGACCGTGCCCGGATCCACCACAGTGTCCGTGCTGCTCTGGTAGACATAGGCCACCGCGGCTGCCAGGGTCGTCACGACGCTGTCGCTGGACAGCTTCACCACGATCGTGATCATGCCCACCAGGGCATAGCACGCCGCCGGCAGCGTAATGGGCACAGTATTCCCGCTGATGGTCCCGCCGGTCACGGCCACCGTGCCGCCGTCGGGACGGATCACGTTCGCGCTCACGGTGCCGCCGATCGTCGCCGGCGCTCCGCCGTCCGTCACTTCGATGTTGATTATGTTCGCTGCCGCGTCCTGGCTGAACAGGTTCCCGTCAAGGTACTGCACCTTCACCGCGTGCTGCAGGTCACACTTAAGGTTAATATTGACCTCCGCCATCTTTTCGCATCTCCTTCTAATTATGATTTCGGCTCAAAGTTCGCCGTCACCCATGTCCTCAGGCTGCCGTTCAGCCCGCTGATCTTGCCGTCCGTGTAGATGTTCGCGTCCTTCGTGGCCGCCCGGCCGATGCCGTCCGTCACGTCGTCCGTCAGCTTGTTGCTGGTGATGGAGTTGTTCAGCACGTTGAACCCGGTCACGTTCTCCAGGTTCCATGCTTCGATGTTGCTCAGCTTCAGCGCCGTGATCCGCTCGTTCACCGCGTCGAATTCGATCTCGACCACCTGCACGCTCACGCTCAGGCCGACCCGCGGATCCACTGCCTTCACGCTGTCGTACAGCCGGACCTCCTGAAGGTCTCTGAACTGCCTGTACTCATCCGTGTCTCCCAGGCGGACAAAGTCGATCGTGATCTCATGCTTCAGCTGGTCGCACTTGTCCACATCGAAGCGGGCCTGCGCCTGCTTCTCCATCTCCGCACGCAGCGTCGCCTTTGTCCAGTTCGTGGCGGTTTCCGTGCCATCATCCTTGCCGACCTGGCCTTCGACCTTGATCCGTTCCATCCGGATCACCGGATAGTCGTCGATGTACTCGCTGTCTATCCATTTCGGGTCGCTGCTGTCATCGTCCACCAGGTACAGGTCGCTGCCGTCTTCGTCCTTCGCCACCGGTACGATCCGCGTGATCAAGTTGTCGCTGCTGATCTTCCAGCTCACGCCCAGCATGTTGTTCCCGTAGGTGATCCTGAAGCCCTGGTCGCGGTTCACCTTCTCCATTACGAACAGATCCCAGTTATCCCGCCGGAACGCGGCCTCGAACTGGGCGACCACGCCTTTGTCCGGATCCATCAGCGCATACATCGCGTTCTTCCCGGACATGTCCGCGCTGAAGGTCCTGTCCTCCGCCTCTGTGATGTTCGAGGCGATGGTGCCGGGGTATTCGATCATGAAGGCGCTTTCCAGCCATGCGATCGACTGGGCCGGAGGCTTCCGAACGATGTTGATGTTATTCATCAGCACGCCCGCCAGGTCGTAGCTCACATGCTCCGCCGTAACGGATACCTTTCGGGCCTTCGTGTCCACAGACACCGCCTTGATCCGGAACAGCTGATCCGTTACCAGCCGGTCGTGGGTCTCGCTGGGCGTCAGGTGCCGGTCATAGGTCACCTGGCTCTTCAGGATGTAGCCCTCCAGGCCGTAGGGCGTGCCCATCTTGTACCAGTTCGTGTTGTAGTCTTCCTCAAAGTACAGGTCCGCGCCTGTCTTCAGGTTCACCAGCACCGGAGCGCCGGCCGTATAGTTGGCGATCGGTGTCCAGAACGCGCTGGGCGGAGCGTTCCCGCCCTCGCTCATGTGCGACTGTGTACACTGGTAGTTGTTATTGTTGCTTGTTACCTTCGAGCCGGGGCTGTACACCACGCCGGACGTCCATCCGCTGTAGGTGATCCGCTGCGGAGCCTGAGGCTCTTCCCTCAGCGGGGCGTTGTCCGTGGTCGTCTTGTACACGTCAACGTCCATGCCGGCGAAGGCGTTCTCGATCAGCTCCGCCGGGATGGGCGACCTGATCACCGCTTCCGGCTGCAGGTGTGCCCACTTATTGTCCTGGTCGATCGGATGTTCAAGCGTCAGGTCATACTGGCCAGCCGCGACGATGTGCACCTTCGCGCTGGTCGGTGTCAGCACTACGTTGCCGTTCTTATCAAATGCTGTGTTTCCAATGTCGTAAACACTGATCACAGGAACCGCTCCCTCCTGGTGATCACCAGGCTGCTCCATCCGCTGCCGGTGATCGTGTTGCTCCCCGGAGCGAATACCGGGAAGTCCCCGCTGGTATCCTTTGTCAGCAGTGTCGCGCCGGTGGAGTCAGTCATCTCCATGACCTCGCTGTCAATGATGTAGCTGGATGCGGAGGTCAGCTCCGTCAGTGTCAGCGTCTTCCCGCCGACCGTGATGGTCGCGCTCGTATCGCTGGCCGTCAGGACGATCTTCGGCTTCTCCGCCACATCGCCGGCATTGACCACCGCCGTCCCGCTGCTGGTGACCGTGGTCGTCTTCGCAGTCAGGAGCTCCTTGAGGGGCTGGCAGTAGAGCTGTGCCTCGCCGACCCAGTAGTCCAGGTTGTGGCTCTGCTTGTCCAGCGTGATCGCGCCGATCACCCGCGCCGCCTGCCGGCGGTCCGGCTCTGCGCTGAAGGTGACATATCCGGGGCCGCGCAGCCACTTCCACACATCCCGCGCGTGCATCCCTCCGCGGACCTGAATGGTCGCGGTCTGGATGTAGCTGTTATAGATGTTCTCGCCTTCAGTGAGGGTCAGGTCGCCGCTCCGGCCGGGGATCTGTACGTGTTCAATCCGTTCCTCAGGACGTACGATGCCCACCGGCCCCGCCAGCGTGATGCCCATCGTCCGGCAGTCGATGCCGTTCCAGATAAAATAGCTTTTGCCCATATCATCAGCTCCCGAATCCGCTCATCGTCCGCCGCTGTGCCGCGGCCATCGCCGCCGCCAGTCCGGCCGCGTCCGTGCCGTTGTTCATATACATGCTCTCGACGTACAGGTTGCTGTTGTAGCTCCGGCTCTGGACCTCCCGCGCCGGCATGATGCGCTCGCCTTTGTGGAGGCTTGCAAGCATGCCGTCGTACGGTACGTAATGGATTCCGTTCGCCTTGCTCATCAGCACGTTGACGCCGCCCCCGCCGGATCCTCCATATTCGCTGGTCCCCTGCGGGCCGGAAAGAACAAGCTGCGCCGCGACCGGTACCGTTCCGATCTGTTCGGATAGATTCTCAGCAGCTCCTTCTGGAGCTACAGGCTCAACCTGGACCTGCGGATGCTGGTCCCTCATGTAGCTCGGTCTCTGGTCCAGCACATCCTCCGGCGCGGACTGTTTTCCGTTCAGCGAATCAGTAAACCTGTTACGCCAGTTTGTCTTGCTTTCCCATGTGTCCGATCTCAGGTCAATCGTCGTCGCTTCTTGTTCTTTTGTGTATTTTTCAGGAGTTTTGTCTTCTTTAAGAACAAGTTCCCCTTTGTCGTTCAGCGTGTACCCGTACTCCTGCGCCTCTTTGGTCAGCTTCCCTTCAGCGTCAAGCAGCTCGCTGTTTCCGACCGTGTCGTTTGTTTTTGCACTATCCGGATCTATCAGCGTCCAGAGGAACGCGAGGAAAGGCGCCGCCTTTATCGCGGCACTGGCAAACGCGGAAGCCCATGATTTGCCGGCAGCAGCTCCGGCTTTCCCTGCTGCCGTCGCGGCTCCTGTGGCCGCCACTCCGGAGATCCCTTCGATCAGTTTAACGATTTCCAGCGCTCCGCCTGTCAGTTTCAGCAGTCCCCATCCTACGACGATCGTTTCCAGCGCTCCGATCACGGCCCCGCTGTTCTGTTCCAGCCATTTGAACCCGTCAATGATCGAATTGAACACACCGGTGAAGCCTTCCACGACCTCCTGCGGGTCGATCTTGCTCAGATCAGAGAACAGGCCCTCGACGGCCTTTCCCATGTCTTCAAGCATTTGCTGCCCTTCAGGAGTTTGGAGATACTCAAGGATGCTTTTCAGAAGACCGTCCAGGGCTTCCGCAGCCGTTGTAAGAGCAGGCGCGACAGCAGATACAAGCTCAGCCTGCAATGCCTGTAGCGATGCCTCCAGCTCGATGACTTTGTCGTTCAGTGCCGTGTTCTTTTTCAGCGCGTCGTCGCTGATGGTCGCCTGTTCCTTCAGCGCCGCCGCGAATGCTTCTTTACCAAGGCCGAACAATGGCTTCAGCGCGGAAAAGTTCTTCCCGAACAGCGCGTTTCCGTAGACGTCGGCCATCTCCATCGTGATCTCGCCGCTGTCCACTTTCCTCTGCAGCTCTTCCGCGATCGCCCAGAGGCCGTCCTCCCAGTTGTCCGCGATCTCCCGCGTCCTGACCACGCCGTACCTGTCTACATACTTTCCGAAGCCCAGCGCCTTTAGCGCGACCCCTTGCTCGTTCGTCGGGCTGGTCATGGCCGTTTCGATCTTGCGCTTCGCGTTCATCCAGTCCTTGACCGTAATATCCGCGATTGTGTCGAAAACGCCCTTGTATTGCTGATACTGTTCCGGCGTCATGTCCAGGATATTCGCCTGCGTCAGGATGTCATCAGACAGGCGGGCGGAGTCCATGATGTTGTTCCACAGCGTGTCGCCCAGTTCCAGCGCCTTTTTCGCTGCGCTCTCCAGACCCTTCGTGATGCTGTTGATCCCGCTGATCACCTGGTCCAGGCTGATTTTTTTGCCGATCTTGTTGACGCTTGTGGTCAGCTGATCAGCACCGCTCGCCGCGTCCTGGGCGCTTGAGCCCAGCGCGTTCAGCTGCGCCTGTGCCTCGTTCATGCCGGCAGTCGCGTTCATCATCGTCGCGTACAGTTTCTGGTAGGACGCATCCGTCGGCTTCACACCGGCGTCGTCCATCGCTTTCAGCGCGTTCTTTGCATTGTCAACAATGCCCTTCTGGACCTGCAGCGTGCTGTTGAGCGTCTTCGTCTGGTTCGCGAGCTTCTGCTCAGAGTTGCCCGTCGCCTTGAATTCGGCCTCAGTGGCCTTCATCTCCGCGTTCAGGCCCTTCAGGATCGCCTGGCCGGATCTGATTCCCGCCTCAAAACTGCTGAGGTCTACACCCAGCTTCGCATTGACTGCCATCTGCTCACATCCTTACCGCTGTCTGCTGATCATAGTCGCGCCGATACATATACAGCGTGATGACCTCGCCCGGCCTCATCCGGTCGATTTCTTTCCGCTGCAGTCCTGCGATCAAACCATAGGAAACCACCCGCAGGTATGTCAGTTCCCTGGCTGTTTTTTTGCGTTCTGTTCCTCAAGGCCCTCATCCACCGGCCCCTTTTCTTCGTCCGGTGTCGTGCTCTCGATCTTGTTACCTTCCGTGATCACCGCTACCAGGGCGATCACGTATACCATGATCATCCCCGGCTTGATGTTCCTCAGGACCCACTTGTCCGTCAGGTCCGGATCTTTGCCTTCCTGTTCAAGTCCGGCGTTCCCCAGGATCCTGATCAGCGTGCCCAGCTTCTTCAGCTTGTCCGTGTCGGTGATCACGCCGAAGCGGACCGGGCCGTCCTCATCCTCGTCGTCCCGCTTGATGCCGAATACCACGTCGTTCAGCTGGAACGCTGTGCATCCGATGTCCTCCTGGAACGCGATCATCTCGTAGCTTGAATAGTAGAGCGGGATTTCCCTCCCGCCGATCTTGATTGTCGGCAGTTTGCTTCCTTCCATTGTTCTGCTTCCTTTCGTTATGAAAAATCAGGGACCCGGATCGCTCCGGGCCCCCGTGTGTCCCCATCAGGTCGTTGGAACGTTCAGCATTGTGTTCAGCCAGCCCTTCGCGTCCGCGATCGTGGAGAAGGTCTTGTGCAGCTGGAACCGCAGTTTGTCTGTGCCGTCGACATACAGGCCGGCAGCCGTGCCGTTCAGCGTGGGTGTGCCCCAGCTGATGGAGCCTTCCTTCGTGCTGGTCGCCTGGCTCTCTTCCTGGAACTTGATTTTCAGCGTGATCCAGGCTTCAAAGCTCTTGACGCCGTTCAGGCGCATCTTCCGGATGTACCCGAAGCCGCCCCAGGGCGTTTCGTTGTCGCTGACCCACTGGCCGGAGACACCGGATGTGCCGTAATCTTCCTCACCCAGCAGGAGCTTCCTGTCGGCATCGCTCAGGCCGGTGCTCTCGAAGCTCATGGTCAGGCTGGTCAGGCCGTTGTCCGCGTCCACGATGCGGTCGTCACCGTACAGCGGATTGTCGTTGTATGTCCGAGTGACCGTCGCGTTCCGCGCTTCCTGGATCACCGTGCCGGTGCCATAGGTCGGCATGGAGCCGTCCGTGTGGTTGGTCAGCGGGGCCCAGACAGGATACATCATACCCACATTGGGATTCGCCATAGTTCTCTACCTCCGTTTGTAAAAAGTTAGTCCAGGCTGAGCTCGTCAAGCCTGGACTGTATGCCGCGTTCAATGGCAGCGGTCGCCGCGCCTTTTGATTTGGAAAAAGCCTTCCGCAGGAACGGCTGTTTCGTCATGAAACTCGTCCCGCTGTTGATGGCGTTTGCGATCAGCGGGACCGGTTTCATACTCTGGCCGGTTCCCTGGCTCGCGTGGACCATCTTGCCCTTGCCGCCCATCTTGTACTTCGTCCGGCTCGCGGACGTCTTCGCGTGGTTCCATGTGATCGCTCCGTAACCGGAATTCTGGAAGCCCACGCTCGTATTGATGCTCAGGCCGTCGCTCTTGAACTTGGCGACGCCGTGCCGCGCGTTCATCAGAACCGCTTTTTCTTCGGGGGATGGCAGCCGTTTGTTTCCGCCTTTGGCGTACTTGAACGGCGCTGTGGCGATGCCCCGCACCGCCGCGCTGACCTGGTCAGCAACTACACCGGCACCTTCATAAAGGCCCTCGGCCGCAATCTTGCGCGCCTTATCTGGGAGCTTCTCCATCGCGTGGATCAGCTCATCCATCCCCTCGACCTGGAACGAAAAAGGCATCTTTACCCCTCCACCTGGAAGGCCCATTCCCAGTGAAAAAGGCCTGTGTCACGTTCATACGTGTGATAGTTCAGGCTCCAGCAGCTCTCGCAGTGTTCCGTCAGCGCACCGCAGATCAGCGGCACCCATCCGGCGCCGTCACGGTTGAGGCTGTACAGGTCCACACTGCCTTCATAGGCCGTCGCCACCTTCAGGTTGTCACCCCTCAGCGCGTCCACCTCGAAGTCGAGCCGAACAGTGCCGTAACTCACGGTGTCCGGCCGTGTGTTCCAGTCGTCTTCAGCCATTGGCAGCTTCACGACAGGATCCGGGCTTTCGCCCTGGGTGAGCGTCTTCAGAGCGGTCACTAAGTTCGTGTACTCTTCAGGCATTTGCACCCACCTCCTGCGCTTCCACCGGCGTCGGCGGAACAACCGGGTCTGCCGGTTCGCTGCTGTTGCCTTTCACCCGCCGGATCGTCAGGATCACGCCGTTCCAGTCCTTGTACGGATCGCTCCGCAGAACGGTCCAGCGTTCGCCCCTGTACTCCAGCGCCCGCTCGCCCTTGTAGTCCCTGTCATACGGGATCAGCAGCTTCGCCTCAGGATTGAGGCCCGTGCCGCTGGCCTGGTAGATCTCCGCCTGGGTAAGGCTGAGCTCCTGGCACTTCACCGTGCGGCGCGTAGCCACCGGATCCGTGCCGACCTCATGGGCGTCCGGGCTGAAGGAGATCAGCACACAGCTGGTCAACATCCTCATTCCGTCGTCGCCTCCCCGTACTGTGTATAGGACTTGCTGAGCCGCAGCTGGCCCTTCAGGCTTTCGTAAGCCTTCAGCAGGTTGTCATAGTTCGGCGGGTTTCCGATCCGCATGTTGCACCACACGGAGATCGCGGTCATGATCAGCTCATCCGTCAGGGTGCTGGTGTCCGTGATGGTCCACACGCCCTGCTGGTTCTGTGTCCGCGTGATCGCGATCGTGCCCGGCAGCGTGATCTCTGCCGATGTGGTCAGGTCAAGCGCGCAGGCTTTGATCTCCATAATGATCTGGGCGTCATAATCGTCGCCGCTGATCGGAAGCGTATCTTTCACTTCCTGAAACATGGTTTCACCTCTCCCGCCATGTAGTTTCTGTAGTCCTGTTCCTTGTATAGATGTACCGGGTAGCAGTGGCTGTCGATCCAGATCTCGAACCCGTGGCACACCGCCCTGATACAGAAGTACCTGTCCTCGCCGAACACAGCTTTCCGCAGGTTCGGAATAGGCGAGTAGTCAACGCCCGCCTCAAGCACCTTCCGCTTGATCAGAAACAGCGCCCCGGTGCCGCCAACCTGGTATGTGCCGGGCACATGCCATTCCGGCAAGTTGTTCACGGCGCATTGGTCGTACATCCACGCGTTGCTCCAGCCGTTCGTCCAGAACAGCCCGGCCACGCAGTCCTTGTCCGCCTTCAGCAGGTATTCAAGGGTGTGCGGTTCCAGCACCAGGTCCGTGTCCACGCTGAGCAGGTAATCATACCCGCCATCCAGCGCCTTCCGGATCGTCAGGTTCCGGTAGGTTGCCATGTTGCCGACCAGTTCACCCGTCCACAGGTGGTTCTGGTACATCGTTACGTTGTCGCTGTTGATCTCGACATACTCAGCGTCCCGGATATACGGGATCACCTCCGGGCAGTCGTTCACAACAAAAAACCGGTCGACGCTTACGCCGTCCGGTATGATGAGGCTGTCCAGCCCCTTCTGGTATTCCTCGAAGATCTTCGGATCCTGCCGCAGCGGCGCGGCGATCAGTACGCGGATCATCCCTCGCCACCTCCGAAGAGATGCTCGCCGGGATACACCGGCACGATGGCCAGGTGCCCGACCCTTGCCGTCGGCTCGCACCAGATTTCCCCGCCGATCTTTTTCACCCGGTCGCAGAATGCCAGGTCCTCACTGTAATCCTCGTTCGGCCGGAAGCAGGTCCCGAACCTGTCCCACACATCCTTCAGCAGGCTTACGCTTGTCAGCACCAAAGCAAAACCGCATCCGTCAACACGGAACGGTTCCACGCCGAAGTTTTCCACCGGCTTCATGTTTCCCGGATCTTCGATTGACGTATAGACACATGGACTGTATTTGGGCCGCCTTCCCACAAAAGCACCGCAAACCATGTCCTTTCCGCACCACAGCAGGCTGTCAAGGATGTCCGGTTCAAACGTCATGTCCGCGTCAATCCACAGTACATGCGTGCATTCGCGCTGGATGGCCAGATGCGCCAGTCTGTTCCTGGCGATATACACCAGAGACGCCGCGCAGATCTCAACCTCCGCGTCGATACCGTCCTTGCCAAGCTGCAGGCATAATCTCGATAAACTCTTGAGGAACTCCGCGTGGACATAGTCCACCGTCGGCACAGCCACCATCAGTTTCATGTTTCATTGCTTCCTTTCAAATCCGCATGAGTATTTACTTTTTTGCGGAGGATTTGGTTGTTTTCTTCGCCGCCGTCTTTTCTGCAGGCTTCTCAGCCTGTGGTGCTTCCGCCCGCTCCCTGGCTTCCGTCACCGGCACGGCGTATCCGAGGGATTCCAGCCATTCAAAATGGGCCGGGGAAACCTCAACGATCTCCCCGGTCCTTCCGAACGGTTTGCAATCCCGCAGCAGTTTTGCCTTCATCAGGCACCGGGCTTGGTGAGCTTGACCAGGCGGCCGGGAGCGGTCACGCCGAAGCCGGAATACTGACGGCCGACAACCTTCACCAGGTCGTCTTCCGATTCGCTCATGTCGTCCCACTTGATAACCAGGCCTTCGCCTTCGGGATAGTTCACCTGGATGGCGCTCAGGTCGCCCACGATGGCGTACATGTCGTTTTCGCTGGCGGTGTCATAGGCCGGCAGGGCAGAGCAGTACACCTTGGTAAAGCCCGCGAAGGGATCGATCGCGAACTGGCCGGCGGCGTACGCGGTGTTGAACTTCGCTTCGGTCAGGCGGTTCAGCACGACGCACAGGTCGGTCGCGTCCTCGCTCAGGTTGGTGGCGGCGTTGGCCAGAACCACAAGGCCGGGGGCAACCTTCACCTTCGGGATGCCGATGGCGGAAGAGCTGTTGCTGGTGCTGGCATCGTCGATCTTGTCGATGATTTCCTTCACCAGTTCCTTCAGGATCTGGTAGGTCA